GCGCTGACCTCGGTGACCATGTTGGCCGAGAGCGACCGGCCTGCGGTGGTAATGCTCATGACTCCACGTCCTCGATGATTGCGAAGCCCACGCCGTAGATACTCGCCTCTCCGATGGCCCACTCGGTGCTTGGTGATGCGAGACGGAAGACGCCTTGAGCGCGAGCGGCGTTTCCGGTCCTGCCGTAGATGATCGAAGTGCCGCCGGCGTAGCTTTTGCGGAGAGCCGGGAAAACGTCCACGCTCGATGACGAGGTCGATTCGACGACCTTGTAAAGCGAGGTGGAGATTTGCAGCCAATCGCCAACGGCGAATTGCCCGCTCGCTCCGCTGATTCCGAGCGTTGTGCCGTTTGCGGTTGCGCTGGAAACGGTGAGGTTCCCGGTCACGCCGCCTCGGTTCAACGGGTTGGCGTAGTCTTGAAAATAGAACGTGCCGCGCTGCGCCTTGAGCAGAAACGCGACGATCTCCTCCGCGTCCGCACGCTTCATGGGCGGACAATCGACCGAGCCGAGCCAGGCTTGACCTGGCCAGTTGTATTGCTGGGTCTGCAACGTGAAGGGCGACGTGTTGCGCGAGGTCGCAGAGACGCCCGTAAACGACAAGCGCGAGAGATTAAACGGACTCGGCGGCGTGAGTGGATAGGTGATGGCCATGACGATTAGGCGAAGGCTGCACGGTATCCGCCGCCGCGTCGAACCATGTCTGGGATCTCGGCCTTGAGCCGGCGCCGCTCTTGTTCGAGGATCGGAGCGAGTTCGGCGCGCGAGACGCCGGCTGCGATGTTGTAATTCACGGTGACGCTGCCGCTGCCCGATCCGCTGCCGCCGCCCATCTTGTTGTTCGGAACGATGGTGCCCGACGCGTGTGGAACAAATAGTTCTGGGCCTTGCTCGCCGACGACGTAGGGCGAGCCGCCGCTGACGGGTCCGCCGGCTGCCATAAATGGAATTCTCAATGCGGCAGAGATACCTTTTGCGAGCGGTGCTGTGACCATTTGCTGGAAAACTAGCCGCACTAAATCGCGACCGAGTGAGCGGACGACTTCGCCGAGCTTTTGCCCGCTCAAGATTGCGTCCTCGAAGCCTTGGGCGATCATGTCGCCAGCGTTCAAAAAGATCGCGTCGTTTGCCTCAAGAATCTTGTTCAGCTTAAGGTTCACGTCCGTCTGCTCTTTCATGAGCTTCAGTTTCCTTTCTTCGATCACTCCAACCGCTGCGCCGTTCGCTATTGCTGTAATCATCTCGTTGTTGATCTGAATCATCTGCTGATTTTGAATGCCTCGCAGTTCATTAAGTGCCCTTAGGTTCATCGGACTGGAGATTTCAGCAATTTCTCCCTTGGGTTTGCTCTTCGTCAGTTCAACTTGCGCGTCCGCAATTTGCTTCGATAAATCCAGACCTATCTGCCGCTCTGCATTGTAGGCTTTCGCTAGTTCTACTTCCAGCTTTGCTCTTTCCAGCGGGTTTTTTGTAGCGATTGCCGCCATCGCGTTTTCAAGCCTCTGCACATCTGCGGTAGCTTCATCAAAAGCAGCGCCAGTTGATTGACCGATTTTGTCGAAATCTTTGCCGAGAGACTGCACCGTTTCACCCAGCGATTTAAGCTCTTTAGCACCGGCCGCTTCCCTGAATTTTCTTAATTGTTCTGCTAAATCCGTCTTGCTTAGCAGCCCAGTCATTTCACCTAGAGCGAAACCAGCACGAGCAAGCAGAGCAGGAATCTGCATGATGTAGTTCAGCGTCACTTCGATTGCATTTTGAAAGCGCATTGCGCCAAGAATTTGCTCGTCGCTCATTCCCATCTCCTCGCTCGCTGTTACGACCTGATCGATTTTGCCCTTGAGCATCGTCATCGTCGCCACAACTGCACTCCCACCCAAAAGGTTTTTGCCGAGTTTTGCGATGGTTGCGGTGCTTTTTTCCAGCCGCGAAAGACTGTTCTGCACGCCAGCAAAAGCCGCCTTTGTCGCATCGACCGCCCGCAGTGTGAATGTCGCCTCAGCCATGATTTTTTAGTTTTCGGTTTTGGTGTTCGATGTAAGCGAGCCAGCCGTTCAATTCTTCGGCCGGCATCGCGAGCACCTCGTAGGCAAATTTGTGCAGACGATCCGCGAGCGCGTAAACGGCGAGGAGGTCTGCCGCCTCCCCACCGTAAATCAGTTTTTTAGGTCGTCCACCTTCGGCGCGTCATCCGCGAGAATGGCGTTTGCGACGCGGCCGACGACGTTGCTGTCCGCCTTGTTCAGTAAGGTCGGCTTGTGCTCAATCGTGAACAGCTTCGCGCCGTGCTCGTCGGTCGCTTTCATGATCAGAATGTCCACGAGCAGCTCCATGTCGTTCTCCTTGCTGCGACGATAGAGCCGGTTCTTTTCCGAGAGCGTTACCGGCGTTGCGTGCACCACGAGCTTCCACTCCGGCACGTCGATTTTGCGCGTGCCGAGTGATGCGAAGTGTTCTCTGACGAGGTCGATTGCGTCCATGTGTGTTGTGTGTTTTTTGCCTGCGAAATTAAGCCGTGAGCGTGCTCAGCGGACCGTTGCCCTCGAAGGCGATCGAGCCCTCGATAATGCCGTCGAATGACGCGGAGACGTTAAACTGGGTGACGATGGCCGCGCCCGAATAGTAAACGTCGCCGGTGGTGCCGCCTTCTGGGTAAAGGTTGAGCGTGACCTGCGAGCCGATGGTGATCAGGAGTTGGCCGGCATCGCCTTCGTCCCAATAAAGGTCACCAGAAACCGAGAACGATTTCATGGATGCGAGCCGGGTGCGGTAGGTGTCACCGAGGACGGAGTCCTCGACCGTGTCGGACGAGTGGGTCAGAGCGTAGTTCCTTAGCTCGCCAATCGTCGTGCTGGACAGTTTGATGAGGCCTTCTCGGCCGAGTTTGGTTGCCATAAAATTTTTTTAGTCGGTTGAAAAATAGATGCAGTTGAAGGTGTGCCGAGCCGTGCCGAAACGTCGGTCCTCGTCTGGCTCAATCACATAATCGACTCCCGTCAAATGCGTATCCTGGCACACGCCTCCCAGCGTCACGTCCGCGAGCACCGCCGCCTCGACCGCTGCCGATCCGGTGTCGAAAAGGTCATCGATTAGGTAGGTGCCGCTCTCAGCGATAAAGTAATCCACCACGAGTTGCAGCTGCCGGTATTGCGTGCGATTGCTTGGCCCGAGCGTGCGGACCTCGATCTGCTCGCTGACTGCGTAAACGGCTGCGGCCGGAAAGCTGACGCTCGCAATCGTGTTGTTGCGCCCGCGCAGAATGTTCGCCGTCGGAACGACGAGAGCGCCCGTAAGCGCGGTGGCGGTGGCGTTGCGGATGTTTGTGCGGGTGCTCATGCTGCGGTTTTAAGTGGCATCATTCCTTTTACTCTTATGAAACCCAAATTGACCGCAGCGTTTGCACGTATCGCCTCAATCTTTTTGACGGTCGTTTGGATCCGCGAGTTAATCGCGCCGTCAATCATGCGCTGGTAATTTGGGATCTTCACGTTGTGCGCCGTCGCTTTGATGAAAGGCTGCGGACCGAAGCTGGATCTCACCGAACCGAACAACTTGTTGCCGCTCGCCTGCGGCTTGAGCTTGTCGCTGAATTTCTTGTAACGCGCACCAGTCACTTTTGCCGACGAGTTCCAGCCCGAGACCGTCCAGCCGACGCGGCCCTCGATCTCGTTGCGATACTTTTTGAAGTCGCCGCCGAACGCGAGCTGATCCGGCTTACCGGTGATTCTCCCGCGAGCGTTTTGTTTGCGCCGATGTTCGAGGCGCAGCGCGTCTTCGTTCTCCAAAAGTCTCATGCCGTAGTAGTGCGAGAGCTTCGGATTGCGCAAAAGCGCGCGAAGTTTCTCGACCTGACGGTTGCGCACGTAGCGCGCCATAGATGTGTAGAATCCGCCCTTCGTGGCCTTGGCTTGCAGGTCTTGGTAAACCAGCGGCTCCGCCAGTCTGGAAAAATCAGCCCGCACCGCGTTCGCGCCCTGCTGCTTGCTCTTGGGCGGCGTGAATTTGACGATGGTTTGGATCGCGTATTTCGCCTCCTCCTTGATGACCAGCCCGAGGTCCACTTTCGCCGCGTTGGCGAGCTTTGCTAGTTGGAATTCTAGCCGCGAGAAACTGGCCTCGATCTCGATCATATCGATTTTTGCACTTCGAGTTCACATCCCGCGCCCTCGGCGTCGAGCATGACTCGGTCGATGAAGTAGGTGATGCCGGCTCGGGAAAGCGTCTGCGTGACCTGCGGCACGGCGCTCACGCTCGTCGTAAGCAGGAACACGGTGAAGCGCGAGTCGTCCCGGCGTTGGTCCTCGAACTCAGCGAACGCGTTGCGCGAAGATGACCAGACACCCGTGATGCTTGCGCCCTGATACGTGAACGAAATGCCCGCCTGCTCCAAGATCGCGGAGAAGTCGGAGTTGATCTGCGCAGGGTCGAAGTCTCGGACGGCGGCCATACAATTGCTCGGTTCGTCAAACCGCGGGAAAGTGCATCGCGTGCAGCGCCGGTCTGTTCGCTTTGAGCCACGGCTCGGCATCGGCCATGCACTTGGCCGCGTCGTTGCCGCACGTCTGCGAGCCGACGTGATGCACGTAGGCTCGGGAGACGAAATGCCGGCGCTTCATGTCGGCGCATTGCACGTCGTCGGAAAACCAGTTGATCGGCGCGAAATCGACCCACGCGTCTCGGTGAATCCATGCGCAAATCGGCGCGATGACCGGAGTCTCAATAATGCTGCGCTCCGACTCAAATCGCAGAAAGTCCAAGCGCCCGGTGCCGCAACGGATGTTCTGTGCCCCGCGTGCGTAGTCGGACCGCGCTGCGACGTAGCCGACGTTATCGCAATGCTCTTTGATCAGTTGCACGTCCGCGAGAAGATCGCGCCACGTCGCCGGCGTGAACACGATGTCATCGTTGCAGACGACGATCTGGTCGTGCTCCTTGAAAGCGATTCCTGCCGCGTGGTTGTAAGCCTCGCCGAACGTCGCCCCGACGCCGTGGAAATAGTAGGTGCGGACCTCCCGCGGCACGTAGGCCTTCACCGACGCCTTGAGCACGTCGAGACACCTTGCGTTGGTCGTGCAGACGACGATGGCCGGCTCGGGAATCATGCCTTTTTTGCTCCCAGAATTTGCTCGATGTTCTC